TGACTTCTGGAAATGGACGGATATGGCTGACGTTCTGGTACCCTACAAGTTGCGGGCCATGGGTATTAGTGAATCGTTCATGAGTGGCGAGGCTTCTTATGCTGCTGCCGAATCCGCGTATTCGTCCTTCCTGGAAACGGTGAACAGCTACCGTGAGGATTTGACAGATCGCGTGTTCTACTCGAAGGTATTCCCCCTGGTTGCGGTCGTCAACAACCTGTACAAGGATCCTAAGAATCGCGCTAAATCGGGCAAGATTATTGACTTTCTGTTTAACCGTGCGAACCGCGCAAACCTCAAGATTCCTCAACTCCATTGGCATAAGGAATTAGAAGCCAAGGGCGAAGAGAACATGATGGAACTTCTCGAAATGGCAAGTGAGAAGGGTGTTCCGATTCCGCTCAAAATGTGGATGGCTGCGGCAAAGATTGACCCGGAAGCTCTGATTCGTGACCTTGAGGAAGATAAGACGTTGCGTCAACGTATGGAAGAATTCACGGGCAAGGATACTTCGCATGAGGGTGAAGATCATTTCTCCCATGAATTTGATGACGACGAGCGTGAGATCGACAGTCCGGACGAACCTGAGTTTGCTGCTCTTTTTGAGCGAGCAAATACGCAACCGACTACCCAGAGCCTAGCTCAGTCACAGCGAGGCTATCGTAAGCCCCTGATGTCGCGTGACTTCGGTGAGTCAGGCGATACGTGGAAGCTGACGAAGACAGGTGATATTCAGCACATTCCGTCTATGGCGATGCCCGCACGTCGTGCAAAGTCAAACGATACGATCATGAAAATCGCCGCTAGGGTTGACCGCGATCCTAACTATAGACACGAACTTAAGAAGCGTAATGCAGAAAAGCTAGGCAGAACTACACTTCGTTAAAGAAGGTGAAGGTGATTAATGTACAGTTTCCTGTTGGGGCCACGCGCTAAGGTAGATCCTTCGGAGTACGAGTGGTTTACGTACACTAGGGCATCCAAAATCATAAACGCAAATCTGAAAATAGAAAAGGGCACACGTTTTGGAGTTAAACCCGCTGTGTCCGACCCTAACAGGGTGAATCTTGTTTTGCACGGTAACCTGTCGCGTGTGTTCTCTGTGTCTATGGAGAACGCGCAGACATTAGCCAAAGGAGTACGAAGATCATGAAAGGTCCTGATGGAAAACCAAAAGTAAGGCATATGGGTGTTCTGTACGATGAGTACACACCCGCTGTCGAAGGTCAGTTACTACGTGACTGTTTAGTATTGCAGGAAGTAGCAAGGCACAAATACAATGAGATCGTAATTGTGTGTGCTGACCAGGGTCCTGATCGTATGCTTGCCGCCCTAGGTCTCACACGGCTATCTGATCCATCCTTGGCCAAGGACTGGATATGCTACAAGACAAAGATCGATTGGCCTGAGGAACCTGAGAATACGCGAACGCTGATTCAGCGTGATCTATATCAACCGGTCCAAGACCGGAATATGGTTGTCATGGATGACCAACGTAACAACGGATATTATTTACCGCCTCAGGGCCGTTTGAGTCCCGATACACTTTCTCTATTGAGACCCGCCCCGAATGGCTACGTCCCAGTTTCGCCATTTTTAATTGCAATATGGTCGTGAGTCGCGAGGCTCCCAATTTAATAGAGTAAGACTCGAACACAACAGGAACCGTCAATCTCGTGGGAAGGGTGCGGAACCTGTTGTTGATTGGGGCGGTCGCTGATTGCAAGGGTTGTCGAGAACCCTATGACCGCTCCTCTTTTTCTACCCTAACGCAGACAGGCGTTAGAGGTTCAAACGCCTGTCATTCCGTAGTCCTGATCTGATCCCCAAGTTTTAGTTATCGATCCAACACCAAACACCAATACGCTGTACGTTAAACGTACCCCAATATTCAAAGTGAGTACGTAATATGAGCTTACTCTCTGCGGGTGGGCAAGGTATCCTTTCACAGGTTACCGGCGCACCTCTGACTCCACAGAATGTTCTGAATTCGACCCTAGCCATGCTTGGCGGATCGGGTTCTTCAGCTAGTATGTCTACACCGGGTACCGTATCGCAACTGAGCAACAACGGCGGTATCGTTCCCGGTGATAGCCTGACCGGCGCACAAGCGCGTCCGGATCCGATGTTAAGTTTCACCTGGTACGCACAGTTACCGGTTATTAATCCGGGTTCTACCCAAAGCGTTGCAGGCGCGTCCGCGACCTCAATACTTCAGAATATCGCAAGTTCGGTTACGTCTACGCTGACTTCCTCATTAGGTGGATCGGTAGCGACTGCGAATGCTGCACAATTACCCTGGTACTACGTAGAAGAGGCGAATTTACCCTTTCGCACTTATGAAACGAAGTCGATTTTCCGTGAAGGTCGTGACCGGCATTACCCATCGAAATACAGCGTAGGCGATCTACGACTCTCGATCTATGCGGATTCACAGAACAACGCGTTTCAGTACCTTCAGGCATGGAACAACACGATTATCACCCCATTTGCGGCTACTGCATCAGCGGCTATGGGTGGTGGCTGGGGGCGTCCCTCAGACTACAAGAAACCGATCTATATCTACATGCTAGACATAACTAACAATGTGTTGGCAATTGTCGAGTACGTTGAATGCTGGCCGGTTTCAATCGATTCATATGCTATGGATAGCGCATCATCTAGCCGGATCGTTAATCACGTAACGTTCTCTGTTGGTGACGTGTTTATCAATCTTATGGGTGTGTCGATAAACCTGGTAAAGGGTGTGCTCGCAAATCCAACAAATAACGTACTTACACAGGCTGTACTTGGCACACTAGGTACCTCCTCTGGGGGTGCCAACCTGCTGTCGGGTGGTGCGTCTATGATTCAAGCCGCTGGTGCATTTCTATAACCCTTCCCTAAGGATAATTGATGTCGAATACTAACCCGCCCCCGACTACAACGTTTCAGGCTTTCCCTAAGGATAAGCAGGATGCGTTGGCACGTGCGCAGGCTGAGAAGCTGAAAAGCGTAGCCCATCTGCCCAAGAAAGTGAATATTCCGGGTATCCCTAACGTGCCGATGATGACACCGGTTGAGGATCACGGTCCTATGGTTCAACAGCAGCCGCAGCAGCGACCGGGCTTGAACGTATATACACCGCAAGTCGATCAGCAGGCAAATGCGCAAGCATCTGCGCTGTTCGCTCAGGCCCGTCAACAACAGCAGCCGTACGCGGCACCTATCCCAGAACCTATGCATCAGGTGCCAAACGCACAGGTAGGGTTCACGAACGCGATTGCAGACGCAGAAAGTATGTCGCTGGCTTTGCCATCGCGATTTGCGTTCTACGGGTTCAAGGACTTCTATGCGCGTCCATTTGTGACCAAGCATATTGCCAAGCTTCAGAAGGCGCATCGTGAGCAATCCTTGCTTCCGATTGTAGAAGCTGTATCTAGTGTGTGTTTTACTACGGACCCCGCGTACCAAGGGCACCCGATTGCGTTCGATCTATCGCTGCCCGACTTCTTCTTTGTCCTGTACTGGCTTCGCATGAATTCGTTCACGAAGTCTAACTATGTGCATACTACTAAGTGTGACAATGAAGTACATTTGAAGCGTGTTGAGAATGGTCTGAATCGTGCTCAGTTCGAAGCTCAGGTTAAGGCCAACGAGATGACGGTCGAAGATTTCGATGCACTGATGGCTAATGCGCTACCTGAGTCGTCGTTGAATATTTCGCAGATCGTGACGCAGACTGATCTTCGAGTAAACGAACTGGAGACGGTTCCAGATCCGGACGTCTACCACTTCAGCGAAACCTCATCGATGTATTTCAGGCCCCCTACGGTGCGCGACGTGATTGAATTCGCAGAGAGTCCGCAAATGGCTGACGACGAACAGCGTCAAGAATTCGCGTTCCTTGCCCAGTTGGCAACTCACATTCAGCACCGTGATACCCGCCTTTCACTAGATGAGCGTGTAGAAATCGTTGGGAATGCAGAACCTGACTATATTGCGCTCATCAAGGGCTTCGAGAAAGCGATCAAGGGTTATGGCGTAGTTGAGAAAATCAAAGTCCAGTGCAAGGAGTGTGGCGCGTCGAGGGAGACTAAACTCTCTATCGCCGCCCACTCATTTTTTCCCGCTCAATAACTCAAGAGATACGATGGATAGGCATACGCTAATTGCGTCTGAATTTGGATTCTTTATTCCGGATGAAATGCCTATTTACCGTTTCCAGCAGTTATCAGAGGCTGCGCAGTCTCGAAGGGAAAAGCGTATTGAAGCCGCTGAGAAGGGATTAATTTTTACTGGATGATAAGTCATGGCTCAGTTTAGCTCAGATTTTGAACGCAAAAAGTGGGCATCATTGCAGAACAGCGCGGGTGCCTCACTAAACAACATTGTGCAAGGCCGTGCGCAAGCTGCGGATTTTCAGCGGGTGTCTACGGTTCTGAATGGGCTAAACTCGCTAGCGGCTCAAGTGTTTGCGGAAGCTGTATCAGCGGCTGAAGTGCAGGCTAAAAAGTTTGAAGCCCAGTATCAGAACATTACGTATCAGCGCGATCTGGATACGCTGACTGCATACGAAAAGGCGTTGAACGAAGCGCTGAAGAGCGTAGCCCCTGATATAGTTGACCAGCTTAAGGATGTATTTGCATTAGAACTCCTTGAGTCCAACGAGGAACTGACACGCACTATCGGGGGTCGTTTTTCTGATCTGGCGGATATGCTGCCTCCTCAGGATCTGCCAACTACCAACGACGTACTGGCCGCAAACGAATTGCTGGTCGAGCAGTTATCGGCAACTGATGATGAGAAATGGAAGGTTCGCGAATCCTCGTTGGTCGAAAAGATTAGTGATGCCTTCGGTTCGGTCCTGCGTAATTTTGCAGAGATGGCGAAACGTGATCGCGATTCTCGTGCCTACGCTAATCCGTCACCTATGGGAGGTGGGGCCGTACCAAGACTAGGTGGACCGTCGCCTAACTGGGAGGTGATGGACGAAGCTCCGTTGCTTAGTCAGGCCCGGACTATGCTGGGTGGCCCTAGGGCTGAAATTCCAGCCATAGAGGCCTTTAATGCTCCCACGGCGGGCACGGGGACCGTAGCAGGTAGTGCGACCCTGGCCGCAGGTAAGGAAGGCCCTAAAATCGCGCTATCTGAACACGCGGAGTCCGCAATCACGCAGGCTGCTTCCGATCAGTCGAATCTCTACAAGCAGTTGCTCGCGTTCTTGACCGGTAACGGTGCAGGCGGGGCAGGCGCGGGTGGGGGTTCAGGAGGTGGACAGGAACAGAGCAAAGACGACGAGGAAGAGAAAGCGGATACGTGGTGGCGTTCGTTCCGCAACATGACGGGCGACATGGGCAAGAAGTACAAGGATTTTAAGAAAGATAATGCGGGATGGCTAGGTTCCCTGGGTTCGGCACTGACGCTCATGATTCTAGATCCGAAACTGTTTAAGAGTTTCGGTGACATGATCGAAAAGTACGTGACGTTCGATAACATCAAAAAGGTAGTTGTAGGTGCGTGGGATTGGGTGTCTGAGCAGGGGAAAAGTGTTCTGGACTGGGTTATGGATAAGCTCGGTATCGGGGGCATGGCCAAGACTGTTGGAAGCAAAGTTTCAAGTGCGGCACACACCGTAGCAGACAAAGCTAAGGGTGCTGCGAACTGGGTTGAGGGGAAGCTTGGTATTGGTAACAGCAAAGCAGGAGCAGCTACTAAGGGCGGCACTTCGTCTTCGGGCACAGGCGTCTTAAGTAGCGTAGCTAGTGGGGCCAAGAACGTAGCATCAGGTGTAGCTTCTGCTGTCGGTAGTGGGGCTTCAGCGCTGATTAACGCAAAGAGTTCTACTGGATTTGCTTCCAAGTACAGCGGTCCCGCTCCGCATGCTGGCGGTAGCACTAACACATCTACAACTAGCGTAGCAGGATCCACGATCAACGTCGGTGGAAACCGGTCTTCGATCACGAACAAACCTATCGCTGATGCGGGCACCCAAGCGGTTCCCGCAAACCCTGCGGTTATGAGTCCGGGAGCTACTACAGCACCTCCCGGAGCAGGCAATTCCGGTTCGCTGCCTTCGGCTACAAATACGCAGAATATCAAGGGTACACCGCAAGTAGGGGTCACGAGTTTTGGATTCCACACGGGTATGGATGACTCTTTGAATATGATGAATACTTCGTACTTCACAGGATAAAATGATGGTCACTATGGACGATGCTTTGGCTCTGGTGCCGCCCAAGTTACCGAAAGATCCTGAGCCCAAAACAGAACAGGATTCGATTTCGGATACACGACTTCGGTTGATGCCCCTAGAGGATTTGATCGAATACACGATGGTACCCAAGGAAGAGGATAGGCCATTTATAACCTGGACGTTCGAAGGTATTGTAGAGCACTACGGAAGGAAAGCAAGAGGCGATGATGATCTTGACGTTATATCTAAGGCCGCACTTCAGCAGATAGAAATCGAAAATAGGATGTCTTCAGACGCGGTTGCGCAAGCTTCTACCGGTATAGAAATGCTGAAGCACATAGCCAAGTGGGGCATTAAACGCGTTGTCAAATGGCTGGTCAAACAGTTGTGGCGTGGTGTATTCCGTATCGCTAAATGGATAATCAAGAAAGTAGTTACCAACGCTGTACGCGGTGTTCTTGATTGGGTTGTGCGGCCCCTACTCATGACTGCTCTCGATTTCGTTGGGCTTAATCCTGAACTATGGCCGTTTGTAGCCGCTATCGGGGGCGTAGCCACTCTAGGCTACTTCCTGTACGACAAATTCTTTGCCAAGGGCTCAGGCGTACCAGATCCTCAGGCGGTAGCCGATCAGGCCGAAAAAGAGGACGTTGATACTACGCGTACATTAGCTGATGAGGGTATGCGCGTAGTCAGGCCTGAACCTACTTCTACAGCCGCAGTACGGCCTACTGGTGTATCTCGTGCCGCACCACGTGCCGCTGCTCCCCAGCCTGCGGGGGCACCTGTAGAAGCGTTTGCTCCGAATGCCGACGACACAAATATCATGGCAATGATTCAGCGCCATGAAGGTGTTAAGTACAAACCGTACCAAGACTCGGTAGGGAAATGGACAATCGGTGTTGGTCACTTGATTGGCGATGGGAAGAGTTTGCCCCCTGAATGGGATCGTGAATTTAGCGCCGCTGAGGTTCAGAATCTGTTTGCTGCTGACTACAAGAAACACAAGGATGCAGCAAAAAAGATACCAAACTTTGATAAGCTTTCCATAAGTGCTCAAGCCGCGTTGATAGACATTACGTACAACATGGGACCTACGTGGTGGCATAAATGGCCTGCGTTTACGCAATACATGCAGGCGCTAGATATTAAAGATGCAGTCACTAGCTTAGAGGATAGTAAGTGGTATACGCAGGTAGGTAAGCGTGCAGTAGAGGATGCGTCGCTCCTTGCGGTAGGTCTTGCAAGCCCC